TGTGCCCATTGATGATAGTGAACTCTCGCTTGTACCTGAAGTATTGGTCTAGATCGGCATCTCCTGTGTCTAAACCTACAGGTATACGTCCGTTTGCGTAGTCATCAATCCATCTGAAGTCCTCATCGTCCGAGGATATGAACGACATGTCCCCGTCGTTAACGAGCATCTCACGCTGAGCCTTCTTCTCGTCGTCGATGGTAGCTCTGATAGGGTCTTGCTTGCCCTTCTCGATAGCATCCCGTATGGTGTTTATGGTGTGCTTCTCGTCATCTACATCGCGCTTGAGTATCTCTCGCGTAAGTACACGAACCACCTCATCCTCTTCCATGCGCCCAGCGGCTACATAGCCACCGCACAGCCTAGCAGCACGAAGAAGGGTAGCATGTTTCTCCCCGTCATCGCACTGACGTATCATACGCGCAGCTAGATTTAGCTTTAAATAATCCGTGTAAACGCCTGATTGTGAGACAGCTACCTGCGATTCACTCTTCTCTGTAGCGAATGCTCCGAAGGTAGATGATTCATCTTTGATGATGATGTCTGGATCGTATGACTCGAAGCATGCGCGGGATTCGTTGATGCCTGACTCATCTACTTCCAGGTCGTACTGCTTGTTAAAGTATGTGCGTAGCGCACGGAAGTGATCGCGGTGTCGCTCAGGGTGAGTTATCCTTACTAACGCCTTGAGTCCGTCACCCGACGGAGATACCCAACAGCTGTATACATACGGGTCCGTACTGAGAAGCGCCTTGGATGTCGTAACATCAATATGATCGAAGTCCAGAACAATGTATCCGCTATGCTTCTCAATCGACTGGTCTTTCCTGTCGCCAAACTCACCGCTGAATAGTACAACGGGTAGGCTCTTTTTGAAATCTTTTTCTCCACCACGAACAGCTTCAATCGTTGGCGCAGAAGTCCCCTCCTGTATTCTTTTGAGGGCAGTCACAATCGGAATCACATGGGCATCCGCCTTTGACTTTTTGTACAGGTCTTTGTATATCGTTACGTTCATCCGAGTATTTGTATTCGAGTAGTAGATTTAAATAGTGGATAGCCTTGAGGACATCCTCCTTGCCGTTCTTGAATTCGTGTCGGCATACGTATTTAATCACATTCCCCTCTATGAAGGGTATGTCATTTGCAGCTATGAAGTCAGTGGGCTGAATCTTCATTTCCTTGTAGTGCTTACCGCCTACTTGTTTGTCGCTATGTTTCATGTGGTATTGATGTTGTTCCAACTTGTTTTATCGAAGTTATGGAATCAATCACAATTGTCTTGTTCTTAGCCTTCGCAGTAAACAATTCACGCTCAAGCCTTGACATTGTTTTTCCATCCTTCTTCATGATGTCCGTTGGGTTATCATATTTGCTTACGATCCACACGTTTCTAGTTTGTGGTCGCTTATTCTTAATCGTAATGACCTTGGCGGTCATGGAGTATATTGGTTGTCCCATAATGTTATAAGGAAGAAAAGGGGCAGAGCTTTCGCTCCACCCCCCGTCCCCTGCTGAAACAACCTGTTAGAACGGAAGGTCAGAAGACCCTTCGGATTTAGTTGTTGTACGGCGCTCTTGCGCCGCCTCACTGTTAGGATCCCACACACTCAGGCATGGCTTGCCGTTCTTCGACATGAATAGTCGAAATCTAACATTACCACCTTGACCTTGTGCATCACGCTTGGTGGTGTACTGGTCGATGGCATCCTTAAGCTCGTTGTCCTTGAGGCGGAAAGACCACCCCATCAACTCGCCATTGTCATTGTAGCTTGGCTCATCGGCCCAGCCTACTAGTACGCTTTCGTACTTCTTTGTTTGTTCACTCATTTGTAAAGAAAGTTAGTAAATAAGACATGAAAAATAATTGCACCTGCAATAAGAAAAGTTCGTTTGATTAATTTTTTATACTTCATAGTTTAGGTAATCTGTTTGTGGGTTATAGTCTTGCTCAAGGAAGTTAGTGATACGCTTAAGGGCGTCATGAAACTTCATCTCTCCTGTAAACAGGGTGGAGTCAGAGCATTTAACGAGGGCGGGAAGGTACGGATAAGTCTTCTCTTGTACAACCCAATAGAAATCTTTTATTCCAAACACCTGTGTGTAGATGTAAGCTTGGATGTCATATGAGAAGTCCTTGATGGCATACCGAAACTTCTCCGAGCTACGTGCTGATTTACTATCGCTGATAAATCCATCGCCTAAGCAGTCGAGGAATCCCTTGACTTGTATGCCGTGTAGCTCTTCGAGGAATCCTACCTGATAATCACCCTTGAGATGAGAATCAAGCAAACCACATGTTGCTAGCCTGTCGATCATGTCGTTAGCCATCTTCCATTCGTCACCTGAGACAATTGTCTTGCCATCCTCAGCCGCTTCCTCCTTGATTTCCTTGAGCTTTGCCTTGTACTCAGCAGTAAGTGTAGGTTTCTTGGAGGCTTGAGCCTTGTCTGAAAGAGTGGTTACGATAGCAGACGGAGACATTACCGTGTACTTCTCGAAAGCTTTGTCCCGTTCGAACAGCAGCATATCGTACATGGTGCCGAACTCTAGCGCATCTGATTTGTATTTGACTTCACCCTTCATGTAGCGATCGAACTGAGCCATATCGCCTAGGGCTTGCTTGAGAGACGAGTACGACAAGTGAGACTTGCCGTACCGCTCCATTAATTTATCTGATATATTCATTGGTCTTCGTATAATGGTGTGCCGTCTTCAAGCATGTACTCATATGTTTCTATCTCAGCCCAGTGTGTAGGGTTTCCAGGAGTACACCAAAAGGTCTTTCCCTTTGTGTTTATGTGATACTCTGCGATGTCTACATCACCTAGGAAATCCTTGTGCTTAATAAAGTATAACCCCGTACATATTGGTTGTTCGTCGTCATTGTCAACCCAGTGCTTAGACATCTTGGCTGTGAGGCATTGACGCCGAAAGCTTGAGAACGTAGCTATATTGGTTAGCTTACGGTTCATTACTGGGTACTTGCTCATCGCACGAACTTCTGTAGCCCAGACATTTGCTTGTCGGTAAGGCTTTCACCATACTTACCTACGATTGATTCATAAGCTTTCTTCTTGTCGGTCTGCGACTTGATGTAAGCAACAGCCTTGTCCATGATGTTCTCAGGCGGGTCAGTATCAAACTTCTCCTGCACTTTCTTAATCATCTTCTTAGCCTTGGTGGGTTCGGCAGTCTCCTGCTTGGCAATTGCATCCGATACCTCGTTAGCTGAAGCGATTGATGTGTCAATACCAATGCCTAGCATAGCCAATGCACGACCGATAGCTGATGTCTCGCAGTTCTCTACGTAGCTAGTCTTGTTGATGTTGCTACTGCCCTGCACTTCGTGTGCATGACCTACTGATATGATGCGATGTTCGGGATCAGCGATGGACGCCTTACATACACATTGCACATCGTCTAACACAGTAAACTCTGTGATAAGACTCCAGTTCTTGTACTGCTCCTCCTGTCGGAAGAACTTGATTCGTTCGTTGACCTCAACGTACTGCTTGCCACGAATGTTCGTGGTCTTGAATTTGTAATTACTCATATAAGCTCTTGTTTTAGATTTTCAGCTAGACCTTCTAGCCTTTTGATTTGAATTCGAATAGTTTTTAGTTTGTCCTCAATACTATTGTATCGGAGGTGCATATTGCACAGCCTTACAGCTAACAGGTACTTGTCTTCATACCCATCCCATGAGAACAAGTTGGCTTCGTGCTGACCAGAGTGGTGTACTACTGTGCTGTGGTCTTTACCAAAGCTTTTGCCTACTTCCGTCTTAGTCATGTGCTGAGCCATAGCAACCATTAGCGCGGCTCGTGCCTGAACTTGTGGTGCCTTCCTAGATGTGTTGGGGGTGAGGTCGAGGGTAGCATAATACTCCTCGTGTAGCCTTTTGATGTCATCATTCATTGAATTTGCTGGTTCAAATTTAAAGTTTAATTGTTATTAATGCAAGGAAAGGAGAGACTTTGTTTCTCAATGCTCTCAATGGTGCTTATCGCTAGGCAACTGGCATGTTGCAGGATCTCCCTGCACACCATCCGTCTCTCCCCTTGTCAGCGTTCTGACAATGATGTGTCGTAACTGCTGAGTATTTCGTAAAACTTGACGTAGTAATACATAGACCTTGACACCTCTGTAAGGCTATTAGCCACACGCTCCACAGATATGCTGTCTTCTTTGAGTAGGTCTTCGACCAAGCTCTCTGCAATATCAGGAAACTGAGGTAGATACTCTGATACATCTTTGCTTAGCCATACGTCAATGTCTGCTTCAATTATGTCGTCGCAAGCATACATGGCGGCTAGACGTTCTGCGTTGGACGGGTCTTTGTTTTCCAATATGATTTGTATTGCTTGTTCGTTAGTCATAGGTGATGCATAATACTTGTTGAATGTTAACTCCCGTCTTCTCAGCGTATGAACCAGACGGGGTGTAGTATGTCTTGCCGTCTCGTTCATAGCTCCAGAGCTGCTGTGTAATTTCAGAATCCGTATTCCATCCCATCTTCGTATAGTTTATTAATTTTTATTTCAAACTCCCTGAACTTGTTCATCATGTCATTAGTCATTAAAGGGAGTATCACCTTTCCGTCCATCTCTTCTTTCATTATCTGCATGAACTCAATGAACAGCTTACGCCCATCGTTCTTCGTGTGTTCAGCTGACTGATTCGTATATATTGATATCCTTGGCTCACTCATTTGTTTCCGTTTTCACCCACTTACCAGATATTTCTTTAAAGCCTAATTCATTTAATTTATTTTCTAAAACCGACCAAGCTACATCAGACGATACGTTGTTCATCTCGTAGAGATCATCTATATGTATACCGTTCCTGAATTCATCTTCGATACCTAGTTTTTGTAGTAACCGAGTAAACTCACCCACCACTTTCCAATTTTCTTTATCGTTCATTTGTTGGTTGTTTTTAATTTATTTCTCATTCGTTCTTCGTGGGCTTCTCTCCCTATTTTAAAGGCGTCATAAGACAGCCCTGATATTGCTGAAGAGGCACCACTTGCCTTCCCTGGCATCTTGTCGGGTAAAGATTTAAATCTAATACAGTCGTTACCAAATCTTGTTACCCTCATAACGGAAGTAAATATTGGCTTTGGCATTTCAATTGTAACCGTGTGTTCGTTTTCGGTTAACTTGTAGTTGTGTATTCCGAAGTCGGTCTCTGTTTTTTTCATTTTAATAGTTTTGTTTCCGTTTTTAAAGAACCACCCAAACTTGTTGTTAAACCAAGTCGGAAGTTCCACACTCATAAGCGTCACCAACCACCCATAAAGTCCTGTCATTTGTAAAAAGTATTTCGTATTCGTTACCGCTAACGATGTTATTGTATCCGTCAGTCCAGTTAGGACTTTGACGCGGGTTGAACTTGATGCGGTAGTCTTGTTCATTTGGCTTGAGTCGATTGACCTCCAGTACTTGGACAGCCTCGCACTCTATCCATGCACACACAGTCTTGTTCGCACCGTCGTGAATCTTCTTAGCCGCTGTTGGTTGTACGCTTAGCTTACAGCCTAGCAACGCTAGCTGATTGTCTTGTGGGTTTACATAAGACACCCTGTCTTCGTCTCCACTTTCTGATAGGTACTTGACCTGCCAATTCATGAAGTTCTTACCTCGTCCGAGGTGGAATCTAACTTTGTACATGAGATTTTTGATTTATAGTTAATTTTTACTTGGTGGTATACGTGTTGTATCCACTCATTGAAATCCTTTGCAGGATCTTCGTTCGCACTTGACCTTACGCATATCATGCTGTTTCCTTTACAACTTCCAAAGCCCCCCAAAACAACTTGAATGTTGATTTGCGAGAAGTCCGATTGGCTCTTGGACTTGGGGTTGGTTTGACGCTTCGGTTTTCTTTTTGCCTATTTGCTCGCTCAGGGTTTACAATCCTGTCGATAGAGGAGAGACTAACGCCTGTTTTCTTTTGAATGACCCTGTGGGTCACACCTTGCTTCTTGAGTTTTAACACCTGGGACTTTTGTGCCTGTGTGATTGTGATTTGCTTTTTACCGTTTGGCATTTCGTTTAATTTTAAAATGGATTCTACTTTTGGTTCAGATAAAGAGTAAAGCTCTGCTATTTCGGTAACGGTATTGCCACGTTCATAAAGCCGTCGCATAGCTACCTCTGGGGTTACTTTTTTGTTTTTCATGTCACTTAATTTGTTTTAGTCGGACACACACTAGCGTCTGCCCCATTGTTTAT